GAGCAGTAGGCGGCAATCTTGGACCGCTGGGCCTCAAGCGAGATGCCCTCCGCTTCCTGCTTGTCGGTAGACACTCGAATGTAGCCGATGACTGGAATGCTCATTGGTCCTCCTTGTTCCCAGCTACAAGGGTAGATACCCCCCTGACGATTGTCAACCCCGCTAGTACGACTAGGGCAACTTTGACCGATGCGACACCTTCAGCGCACTATCGTCGGATGGCAAAAGTCAAACGAAGGCGACAAAACGAAGCCAAACTGCAAAGTCCCGATAAGCTCATCGTGGACAAGGGACATGGAGCTCCTCTCCCGCTGCGGATGGCGCACGAGGCCGTTCAAGGCAAGGTGGAAAAGAACCAACTCACGTCGAGCCAGCAGCGAGTCATGTGCTTGCTCCAGACCATCTCGCCCTCTGGCGTCGAGGAACCCGACCGGCTGTCCACCGAGGAAGTGGTCGAATGGCTGCAACGCCCCGATTGGCAAGACGGGATGGCAGAACGACTCGAGGAGCTCGTCCAGGTCATCGATGCTCAAGCACTGTCTACCCTGCTGCTCCTCCTCGGACCCGACAATACCTCCTACCGCATCAAGATGAGGGCTACCGAGGTCGCCCTCAAGCTCACCGGAAGGCTTGTCGAACGACAGGAGCATAGCCACACCATTGGGCTCGCAGAACAACTGCTAGCCAATGCCAACCCGATTATGCCAAAGCTTCCCGATGCGGAAGCACGCATCATCGACATCGACCCCAGGTACATGAAGGACTGAGATGAAGAACTTTCGGAAAATGAAGCGCGGCAACGGCTCTGCCAAGAACGCCAAGGCCCCCGTGAGCCTCACGGCTGTGCAACAGGTGCAGGAGCGCATCGACACCTACGAGAAGATGCTCGAGGAACGCCTGGCGAAGATCGAAGAGGTCAAAGCCCAGGTCGATCAGCTCACGGCGCAGATCCTCCAGATCCGGGGAGCCCTCGAAGAGGGTCGTGAGGTCTTCAAGATCCTCAACCCCGAGAACGAGGTCGTCGTCATCCCGTCGAAGGAACCCGAGGAAAACGCCGAAGTGTGACGGAGCAAATCGAGCTCCAAGCATCGATCCTCGGAACGACACCCAAGGCGGATGTCCCCCTGCCGCGCTATATCGTTACGCAGCAGGAAGCGGACCTCTACACCACTGCTGTCCAGTCCGAGCACCCCGACGATCGGATGCACTCCATGGCAACACTGGGCAAGATCTGCCCAGCCTTCTACATCCATGCCTTCCTCAAGATCCGGGACGAGGACCGGAACCTCCAGCCCTTCAACCGCTGGAACGAGGGTCAGTGGGAGATCTACACGCGCATTGCTCGTGCGTACTACGCACGCAAGCCCGTGCGCTTGGTCATCCTCAAGCCCCGGCAGATAGGCTCGACCACGTTCCTCGGGGCGCTCGACTACTGGGCGACCGCAACGAGGTTCCGGTCCAATGGCATCCTCCTCGCTCACGAGGACCAGATCACCAAGCGGATCTTCCGCATCCTGCGCCGCTACCATGAAAACGTCCCCGACTGGCTGCGACCAGCAACCGTCAACACCTCGAGACAGCAGATCGTCTTCGACCAAAAGGGTGGCGGCGGGCTCGACAGCTCCATTTTCATCGACACCGCGGGCCGGTCCAGGGAGGTCGCATCAAAGGTCGGTCGTGGCGATACCCTGCACCTCGAGCACCTGAGCGAGTTCGACCACTACGCCCACCAGGACGAGCTGCTGCTGTCCATGCAGCAAGGCCTTCCCGATGTGCCCGAGTCCTTCGCCTGGTTCGAGTCCACGGCGAACGGAGCCGGGGGCTTCATGGACAAGTTCTGGCAGAGAAGCCCCGAGAGTACGGGCTTCGAGCGGATCTTCCTGTCCTGGAAGCATATCCCGTGGCGACCGACCTCCGATGGCGGCTGGGCTCGGAAGTACAGCCGTGAGCTGCCCATGCCTGCCGAAGAATATCGGCAGACCATTACCGGACCAGAGTACGAGCTCATCAAGGACCACCAACTCACGCTCAACCAAGTCGAATGGCGGCGCTACACCATCCGGGTCAAGTGCGTCGGCGACGACGACTACTTCCGGCAGGAGTACCCGCTCACCGATGTCGAAGCGTTCATCGGCTCTGGTGAGTCCGTCTTCTCGCAGTCCTCGCTGCGCTACTACGAGCAGATCGCAGCCAAGGTCGAGCCATCCTTCGTCGGGCGGATGAAGGAGACGCCGAGCCAGATCTTCGCCAGCCCCGAGAAGGCAGGACCGCTCAGGATCTACGAGTATCCCAAACCAGGGTACGAGTACGTCATCGGCTACGACCCGTCAGCCGGTTACGAAAGCGGTGACCTCGCCGCAATCAGCGTCTTTTGCAGGGACACCTTCGCCTTCGTTGCCCACTACTACGCCAAGGAAGATGTCCCTGCCAGCGCAGAGCAAGCCGTGCTCCTCGGGCAGTACTACAACGAAGCCCTCATGGTCCCCGACTGCACCGGCATCGGCATGGCCGCGGTCTGGGCACTCAAGCGTCTTGGATACCGCAGACTGTACGTCCGCAGGGACATCGACAAGCGCACCAAGGCTGGTCGGAAGGACCGCTGGGGATACGTCATCACCTCGACAACTCGACCTATCCTCATCTCCGATCTGCGGAATGCCATCGAGAACAAGGAGGTCGTGATCTACGACGATGACTTCTTGTTCGAGGCTAGGCGATTCGCTGTCGTGCAAGGCAAAGAGCAAGCGTCGAAGAACAGTCACGATGACCTCTTGTTTTCCGCTGCCCTCGCCCTGCGCGGTCACGCAGAACACGGTCGCTACATGAACCGCTCCGAGTCGCAACTTGGCAAAAAGCTCGAAACCGGGTTGAATGCGAGGGCAATCATGGGTGATCTCGGATATTCACGTCCGCTCGACGCCAATGACATCCTTGGGGACCAGTGGTAACCTCGGGCTAGATTCAACGGAGTGTGCAATGCGCGGCGAAAGCAAGAAGCGAGTCCATGCCAACGACGATCAGGTCGGCAACAAGGGCAAGATGAAGGGTGGCGTGGACAACGCCAAGAAGAGTTTCGGGAAGGGCATCGACATCCGCACCACGCGGGACACGAGCGGCTCGAAGTTCAGCCACTAGGTGGACTTCCCTGTCGCCGCCCTCGTGACGGTGGCGGCGTTCGGCTTCGTTTCCCTGGTGTTGGTGTGTGGGTTGGTCTACTACGCCATCCGCGCGATACGCCTCGAGGCCGAACAGCACCGGCAGTACACCGAACGCCTCGTCGCCGTCGCCCAGTCGAAGCGAGTCGCTGACTCGTACCCCATCCGTCAGCTTCCCGGCACCAGTGCGCGCCAGGTCACCGCTGCCAAGGTGATGACCGACGACGCTATCGTCGCCCACGAAATGGAAGCGATGGGACTGCGCCCGCATAACGAAGAAGACAGGCTCGAGTTCATGGAACGCGTAGCGATGGAGCACTGATGCCGCTACAGGAAGGGAGCTCCAGCGAGATCGTCTCTGCCAACATCAGCAAGCTGGTGAAGGAAGGCTATTCCCAAAAGCAGGCTGTGGCGATTGCCAATAGCCACGCGCGCAAGCACCGATCGAAGTCGTCCTCTCGCGTCGCCAAGGTGGGCAAAGAGATGGAAAGCCGACGACGCAAGAACAATCCCCACGGGAAGAAGAAGGACTACTAGGTGGCCCAGCCGCTCCAGAGCAAGCTCGCGTCGATCTTCAAAGGACAGAAGGTCGATCAGCGAGCTGCAACCGTCGAGGAACGCTACCTCGAGTCCCACTACATTCGGCGCAAGCTCGAGGGGACGTGGTTCACCAACATCGCCTTCTACCGGGGCAACCAGTGGGTGACCTGGAACAACCGGGAGCGCAAACTCACCGTCAAGGCCGTGCCCAAGTGGAAGGTGCGGATGGTGGTCAACCGCATCCTGCCCACCGTCCAGTCGCTGCTCTCGTTGCTCGTACAGCAAGACCCCAAGTTCCGGGTTGTTCCCACCTACTCCTCGGACAAGGGTGAGCAGGCTGCTCGGGCTGGCACAGCCTTCCTGCAACACCAGTGGGAACGAGACTCCATGTACCGCAAGGTGCTCATGGCACGCCTGTGGGCACTGGTGACCGGCAGGGGCTTCATGAGCGTCCTGTGGGATCCCGATGCGGGCGAGGATATCGAGGTCTTGGACCTCGCAGCCTTCGAGCAGATGACACGAGAAGGCCAGGTGCCGCTCGAGGCCTCGATGACGCAGGAGAACCCAATGGGTCCGGGGGGTCCGGGGGGTCCGATGGGCTCGAT